GATAGCTACATGCAGAAATCTCCTGAAGATGATCAAGAACTATTTTGTAAAGAACTAACCAAGATGCATCTGTATGGGATGACTTATAGAGATATCAAAGCAGAAACTAATCTATCTCTGAGAGTTATTCATGGTGCAATAAACCAATTCAAAAATGATTTATATTCTATTCATACTGGCGAGTCTAGGGATATCAAGGGCAATGATGACCTTTGAACTGCCTGATGTCAAACCACTAAACTGCTGGAGCTGCCTATCCTTTTGGACTTCAGTAATCTTATTGCTGATGTACGACTGGCATACTGTTGGCATAGCATTCATCACTTATTTATTAGCTGATATTATACAATCATGGGAGAGCAAGTAATGACTGACCAGGACAAGTATTTTGCCATGATTGGTGCAATACTACTTCGTGAGCTGCATAACAGCAGAGAGCTGAGACGAAAGATAAAAGGCACAGCCTTAGAAAAGAAACTACTTAAAATTATGAAGCCATGATATCAAATGAGCTGATGAGCCAGGTGCAGAGATTTATGAAGACAAGATCCTTTGCACTGAATGAAGAGCTGAAAGAGGAGCTAGGTATATGGCTCAAGTCACATAAGAATATAGTGCTCAATAAAAGATGTGGTACATGCCTACGCAATGCAATGAGAGATGTAGCAGCTCACATACAAGAGAACATCAATGCAGAGATTAAACCAGCTAAGATTCAGTTTATTGGAACAAAACAATATAACTATGAGAGCATGAGCTACAATGATATGAAGGCACTGGCAAAAGATAGAGGACTAAACTTAGGAGCAGCACCAAAGAAAGCTGACCTACTAAACGCATTGAAGTCATGATTGTAGCTCCTATTCCAGTGAATGGCAGAAGGCCACTGCTAAAGATAACAATCACAAGACTTCAGAAGGTAGGAGTCAAAGTCATCTGCATGGGCCATGATCCTGAAGATAAAGAGCTATGTATCAAGCTAGGGGCCGAGTGGATAGAGATATCCAATGATCCACTAGGTGCGAAGTGGAATGCTGGATTTATGGCAGCTAAGAAATACAATCCTACTGGGGTGCTGTTTGTTGGCTCTTCTGATTGGGTGTCAGATAATTACATCAAGGAGGCTGAAGATAAGCTCAAAGAGTTTGACATGGTAGGAAAGCTAGGATGTCACTTCATTGATGTGGCTGATAAAATTAGGCTAGTCAACTGGACTGGATACGGCAAAGGCCCAAGATCCTATGAGCCTATAGGTATTGGCAGAGTGCTATCCAATAGATTCCTTGACAAGATCAACTGGCAGCCATTTGATAAGAGATTGAACAGCGGACTTGATTGGGCCATGTGGCTCAGAGCAATTATCAGTGATGCATCTGTGGGTATATTCGATGCAGATGAGATACAATTCTTGTCAATCAGTACAGATAAATGGAATAATAAACATAAATTTGAGGATCATTGGACTGGCAAGTTAAAGAGTGAACGCATAACTGGCAAAGAACAGATAGCATTCCTTGAGTCATTCCCTGAGATATACGAACTTCATGAAATAATATAATGAAAAAAGAATGTAACAGATGCCTATTCACTTCTGACTTCGCTGTCATAGGTAGTAAGCAATGCAACTATTGTGATCTACATGATGAGCTACAGCAGCAGTCAAATCCTGAAGAGCTGAATGGAGTTATCAACAGAATCAGAGAGCATGGATATGGTGACAAATATGATTGCATCATGGGCATAAGTGGAGGTCTTGACAGCTCAGTTCTACTGTACACTGCTGTACGTTACTGGGGACTTAAGCCATTGGTGATTCACTTTGATAATAACTGGAATGCACCACAAGCTGTACACAATATGCAACAGCTCATCAAGAAGCTGAATGTGGATGCTATCACTTACCAGGTGAATAAGTCAGAATATGACAAGCTCAATGAGGCATTCCTTTACGCTGGAGTGCCTGATGCAGATATTCCAAATGACATTGCCATGACAAAGCTGATGTACGACACTGCACACAAGTACAAGATCAAGTACATCCTCAATGGCCATGACTTCAGGACTGAGGGATCAACACCAGCATCATGGACCTACATGGATGCCAAGTATATCAGATCAGTCTACAAGGCATATACACAAGCGGAACTAACTAACTATCCACTATTCACATTCAAGGACCAATTGTACTATGCACTGAAGGGAATCAAGAATGTAAGACCATTCCACTATGGATTTGATAGAGAGACAATGGAGCTTGAAATGAAACGACTGATCCAATGGCAAGACTATGGCGGCAAGCATTGTGAGAATGTTTACACTGAGTTTGTAGAGAATAGTATACCTTTCTGCACAAGTCAGATCAGGCAGATTGACAAAGCAACAAGCTAGAGAGCTGTTCGATGTCAAGGCTGAGTTTGACATGACTAAGCTAGGAGAATACGAATCTAAAATAAATGCACTAATCAGCCTTCGCAATGGTGACAGAGCCAAATATGAGAAGTACAACTTCAAAGCCTATAGGCCACTGATATGGATCCTGGCAAAGATGAAGGTGGTGCCGTATACATTTTACACTAAATACTGCAAGTGATGGCATACTCAGATGAATTCATAAAACACCTTGAGGAACTAGCACATATCTATATTGAAGAGTGCATGTCCCATAAGAAAGAAATGATATCCAATAAAGGAGATATTGTCTTGGTATTAGATAGGCATATACCTACTATAGATTACTTCCTTAGAATATGGATTCCTATTGTGAGGAAAGAAAAGAGTATTGTCAGAGAGACTTATTACACTTGGTTGAATTCTGATGACAAACTCAAATCTGACACTATTAAAAAAATAGATGAGCTTTTTAAAGGCTTAGCTGTTGATATTGTGGGCAATGAGGGCAAGGGAATATTCTACGCAAAGAACAGATTAGGCATGCATGATCGTCAGCAAGTTGAGACTAGGAATGTTGATAACTTTGACTTTGATGAATGAGTACAATCAAAGGCTACAAGCCTCATCCTAATCAGAGGCAGATCCACAATGCCATCAATCAAGGCAGCGAAAAATACTATGCTCTGAATATTGGCAGGCAGTTTGGCAAGACCTTACTAGGAATCAATCAGCTTCTGTACTGGGCCATCAATCATCCAGGCTCACAGATTGCTTGGGTAACACCAGTATACAAGCAAGGCAAGAAAGTATTTGCAGAGCTTGAAAGGGCAGTAAAAAACAGCGGACTATTTGAATTCAACAAGTCAGATCTCAAGGTCACTGGCTTTGGATCATCAATAGAATTCTTTAGTGGTGAACGGCCCGACAATATCAGAGGGAATACCTTTCACTTCATGGTAGTGGATGAGATGGCCTTCACAAGACCTGAGCTGTGGAATGAGGTGCTATCAGCAACTGTCATGGTCAAAGGAAAGAAGGTGATATTCATCTCAACACCAAAGGGCAAGAATCACTTTCACACCTTGTGTATGCAGCCTAACTATGATGACAGATACAAGTACATCCACTTCACATCCTATGACAATCCTATGATTGCTCCACAAGAACTGGAGGAGAGAAAGCGGTCACTGCCTGATCATATCTTCAGACAAGAATACATGGCTGAATTCATTGACAATGCATCCGGACTATTCAAGAACGTGAGGCAGTCAGCTGGCAGATGGGAGAGAGGTGGCAAGTGCTATGCTGGGCTAGATATAGGTAGGGCAGATGACTACACAGTGCTGACAATACTGAATGAGAGAGGGCAGATGGTCTATGTGGGTAGGTGGCGGCATGATGAGTGGTCTAAGATCATTGACAAGGTAGCAGACATCATCAAGCAATACCAAGCAGTCACATTGATAGAGGTCAACAATCAAGGGGATATCTTCTATGAGATGCTGTCATCAAGACTGCGTAACCTAGTCAATCCCTTCACCACTACCAGCAAGACAAAGCCTATTATCATTGAGGATCTAGCACTAGCCTTTGAGCAGTCAGACATCAAGATAATAGAAGAGCAATGGCTGATAGATGAGCTTGAGAATTTTACCTATATTTACAATCCGAATACCAGGTCAGTACAATATGCAGCTCCAAGC